ATCTGGATCAGATCCTCTATAATTAATTGTGATTCCGTTGCCAACTGGTTTTGCGTAAACATTTCTAACAGAACCTTCTGCAACTCCGTTAAATCCGTCAGCTGATTTAAACGCTTCTACAATATTTTCATATGCAATTTCTCCTGTTTCGCTTCTAATTAATAGAGAATCAGATCCTTTGATTCCAGAACCAGTGATCACGTTATCGTAGCCGCTATTCCATACAGCTAATTTGACTCCATCTGCGTTGCCGAAGAAACCAGACAAGACATAGTAAGGAGAATCTTGGAAAGAATCAATAACATCAATCTTGCTATATTCTGGCAATACGTTAAAAGAATTAAATCTTCCGTAGCTATCTAGACCGTTAACGCCTTCAACTGTTACTCTTAATGAAAGATTTCTTGTTGGAACAACATTCTTGTAGTTAACTGTTTCTCTGCTTATCAATCTCTTGTTTGTATCTTGGTCGATTCTATAAGATAGTCCTTGATAATTTTCTACACTGTCTAATACGTTGCCGCCTTGATCTAAAACTTCAACTTTAACTTTTGGCGGGAACGATATAAAAGGATTGTTACGCATTTTTTCCACAGTGGAGATTACTCCGCCCGTCGGATCAATGTACTTCCATCTGAATGTTACGTCAGAAGATGTAAAGTTACCTTGTCCATATCCAACTAGTTCTTCTGGTTCAGCTGGATCGTCTTCTCTTGGATACCAAATAACATTATAGTCCAAACTCTTTATATCAGCAGTATCTACTTTCATTCCAGTTACAAGTAGTCTATCTACTGTATGGCTTCCATTATTATTAACTACTAAAGTAGGCGTAGGAAGAACGTGGAATGTTTTTGAAGCCGCAGAATTAGATAAGAATTTATATGGCGCTTTTCCTTGCGCGTAAACATCAATGTCGTATTGACCGTAAATATCGTTAATAGGAATACCTGTACTTAAAGCTGTTTTCGGAACAAAGAAAAACTCAGTTAAAGCCGAATCGTGTTCAGTTGAGTAATCTGGTCTGCTAACATATATCTTATACCCAGTAAAATCAGCAAGATCAGTTGTTGTAGCAGTCCAAGACAATGAAATACCTGTTCCTCCGTGAACACCATTATAAAGTAAGTTAGTTGGCGCTTCTGGTTTTAAAACAATATCATAAGGTGATTTTACATAGATAGTAGATGAAGTATCATCAATTTCTCTTTCTACATAATCTTCTTTGTTTGGATGGTATTCTAATCCAACAACGCCATAAAGATTAGCTTCCTCTTCTTTTGTGGCGATTGTCTTATAGAATTTAGGCTCAACACCAGAGCCACTCAAGACATAAAGACTACCGGGTTCTAATGAACTTAAGTTTTGTGGGCTTGTGCTTAAATCTAAGTTGTAGAATCCAATTGGATAGCCAGTTCCATAAATCAATCCACTGTAACCAATTCCATCAATTTCCGCTAAGTTTCGCAGATCAGTTTGACCTAATGGACCGGGTCCTTCGTACATTTCAATTCCGATAGAATTAAACGCATCTACAACATGAGCTGTGGTTAAAGTTTCTGAAACTGCAACTTTAGTTCCGCCAAAAAAGTCTTTCGGGAAACCAACTGTAGAATATCCTAAGTTACTTCCTAGCGACCATTTCGAGAATGTTGGACTATCTGGTCTATAATCAACGCCTTGCCATGTACTAGATACGTGATCGACTTTAGCGTAGTATGGTTTTGAATCTACTTGAACATAAGCTCCTCTTTTATAAGTAGTGCCAGTTTTCCAAGATTGAAAACTAGATTGCTGTTGATTGCCTACGTCGGCTTGAATGATTGTATAGTAAGGCTGAAGCTTACTCATTGCGAGTAAATCTCTGTATATAAATTTAATGCTTCCAATATCGTTTAAGGTCTTGGATGCTCTTTCTAAGATTCTGGTTCCTCCTTTGATCAATGCCGCACAATATCCAAACGCAGAAGAAGAACCGTTATGCGATCTTCCAATTTTGAACACTTCTGTTGCTGCGTAAGTATTCCAAGTTGAGCTTGGAGTAAATGAATTGCTTATCTGAGAACCATTAGAAAATACAATAACAACGTCACCATTTGAAGCGCCTGTAAATACAGCATTTGACCATAAATCATTCAGCGAAGAAATCGCTGATCCCGTAATTAAAGCTCCAGCAGAACTTAATCTTACTGCTCTAATTTCTGAAGTGGCAGTAGCTACTGAAGAATTATTGACTGTAACCGCACTCGCTGTACCAATTCCATAAGAAACAACTCCAGTCCAAGTTGCTACTGAGCCAACAACTTGACCATATGTTGCTGCTCCAACTGTATCTATATCTATTTCTAAGCTAGAGAATACGCCAGATATATTACTGAAGGTTAAAGAATCCCATCTTGGATTTCCAGAAGCGATTGTATTAGCTGGAAATTGATAAGGAATTCCACTTAAAACCGTTTGTCCTTGAGTTGGCGATCCCGATATTCTTTCTTCGATTGCGTGAACGTCAACAATCGCAGACTTCAATAAAAATTCTCCTGTAACGGTAATTACAGAACCATATCCAGCATTATTATAGCCAGATATATTAAGCTTCTTCACTTGAGTTTGGCGTCTTGCTCTAATTTGTTCAAGCGTACCTGTGAATCCTCCATCTGCACCTGTCAAAGCGTTCAAGTCTGAAACAGCGTAATTTCCAGATGGAATGTGAACATAGATTCCAGAATCCAAACCGTCTTTAAACTCGCCATCAACTTTGATTGTCGAAGCGTTTGCATCGACCTCTAAAATACGCCCGAATGTTCTCGCAACGTTTCTAATCTCGTCGCTTACGGTGAACAAGTCGCCGGGCTGAAGATAAGCCGCTTCCAAGCCTCCAACAAAGCTAACCGTATCAACCTCAAATATAGAGGTGCTAATGACGTATCTGCCTATTCTCTTTGCTTCTGATCTAGAAGTGCAACCAGCGGCGTTGATTTTAAATGGATTTAAACCATATTTTCTGATACCATCAGTATCTTCAATGTATTCGATTTTTGTTTTGTAAGAATCGTATCTATCGTTATAAGTCACTTCAACAGAAGTGTAACGCATATTTCTTGCTGTTTCTGTATAGTTAAATACTCCGTCCTTAACAGACGAGTTGCTGAAATTCATTAACTGTTCTTTTGGTCTATCAACAAAGAATGAGAATCCTTCTGTGTTCCAAAATACAATGCCTTTAAAGATTGCGGCAATATCTTTCAAGATGTTGTAGGCTTGATCTTTGTTGTAGAAGATGATGTTACAAGTGTATCTTGGTTCTAATCCACCTTGACCGTCTGGCACGCCTTTAAACCTTCCGTCGTCATCAACAGCATCGCAATAACGCCCAATATCATAAAGGTTCCATTTATCAACAGAAGATGAATCAATGTAATTACCTAAACCATAATTCGGATCAGTGATAATATCATATAAAATCCAAGCTGGATTATCTGTCCATCCAATTTTGAATGTTCCATCCCAATTTCCGTAGTAAATCTTGTTGCTATCGTAGAAGTTAGAATCACAGAACTGACTCAGTTTAGAGTCAGAATCGTGAATCATACAGAACTTTCCGCCGCCAGTATCTTCCGACAGCTCTCTCAAAGTTCTTGTGCCAGCGAAATCCGAATCGCTATGAAGATAATAGAAATTAATGCAGTTCTCTCTAGCGTGAGACAACAATGTATCATATGTTTCTGGAGACATTACTTCTGGAACTGTACCAGAAAAATATACCACTTTTCTTACAGTATTAGTCCAAAGACGCTTAGTTACATTAGATTCAGAGGCTTTGCCAACTTGATCGCTAATGCTAAACTGACTCTTTCTCAAAAAGAAATTTGCGATAATAGTTTCCGCAATATTCTCTGCGGACACTGATATTGGAGATGAGCTTAACGCATCAAATAGCTTTTTGTACAAATTGGTTTGATTTGCTCCAACAGAATCTGGAGTCTCTACTTCTGTGAATGTTTCGTCTCCAAGATAAGCGCCAAAATAAGATACTGTATCTTGTGTTGACTCATTAATTACATAAGACCCACTAGCTTTTGTTTCCCAAATCGAGAATCTTACATACTTATATCCAGAAATGATTTTCGCAATCATATCTTTTAAGTTTCTCTTTAAAAGAGAACGAGTAGCAAAATCCATATTCTGATCAACCATGAATACAACGTCCAAGTCGTTTGGATTTCCATCGTAATCTGGATTAGCGTAAACATAACGGCGATCTAATCCATTTCCACCTAAAGGATAATAATTAGAAGGAATCTTAACCTTCTTCATCTTTACGTCGTATTCTCTTTTTGGAGGACTGGAGAATGTTCTTGAATCAAACTTCAACCCAGCGTGAGCCGTCATTGGATACGAAAAACTTCTATCAACAATTTCGATTACAGACTCTACGCTAAGATCCCTTTTAACTAATGGAGAAATAGTTTCTGGCGTAATTTTCTCAATAGTTAAGTATCTATCTCTGCCATTGAACGAATCAGGCAATATAATCTCTTCATTATCAGCAGCTATAGATACTGATACTGGATCAACTGGTCCATTTTCTCCGCCTTCACTATTAGGATCGTTTGGGTCGTATGACATAAATTATTATATTTTATTATGCTGTTATTGCAAATGTTCTAATGTTGTTTGTTGCGTTTTGCCCAGAAGCCGTTAAAACTACCATAGAATTATCTGGTGAAGTCGCGTTTACATATACAGAATGAAGTCCAACAGCTAACTTTGATGTAATTTCGGCTGGAATAGTAAAACTGAATACTCCAGTAGTTGAATTTATTTGAATTGCTGTCGCCTCTACTTGATAAGCTGGATAACTTGAAGTTGTTCTAGCTACATCTATTTGAGCAATTACTTTTATAGCTGGCATTACTGTATTGTTTGTTCCATCAGATAACAAATAGGTTGCCGTTCCGCTAATTGTAATAGCCGCTCCTTTTGCGTAGGTTACACTAGCTAATTCATTAAACGTTTTAGCTGTTCCAGCTCCAGTTCCTACTGAACCAGCAGTATAGTTTAATCTATTAACTGCTTTTGGGACATAGTCGATCATCTTTCTTTTCGTCAAAAAATTAATCAAAGACAAAACGCTAGAGTAGTTTCTAGGTTTAATCTTTAATGCTTTATCTTCTTGAGCTGTTCTTATGATAGGCATTGGTTATAATTTTAATCGTAATTGATTATTTCTACAGCATTATTTGTCGCTTTTGTTTCTGTAGCTGGATTGCTTCCTGCGTTTACTGATACGGTCGCTCCGTTGTTTCTGTTTACTAATGGATTAGAAGAGCTTGCCGCAACAGTAGATGTTGTCGGCGCTTGCGTATAACTTGTGCTTCCATTTCCAATCATATAAGCCCAAGGAGCCTGAACCAAGCCTGAAATCGGGATTCGTTTTGAAGAATAGTTAGAGCTTCCTTCTACGCCCCATTTAAATATTAAATCTAAATTTGACGCTTTGCTCATTCCCATTTTTCCAGCTTCTCCCGATCCAGTTCCTTCCGATACAGTGTCCATCAAAGCTTCTACAATTAAACTTACTTTTAATTTTTTAACATCTCTATTTTTAATTTTATGAATAAATAAATAAGGATCTTGTGCTTTATCTGGCCATCCTTCAGAATTAATAGCCCATTTTGTAAAATCTCTTGCTGCACCTCCATTTGGATTTGGTCTAATATCATTCTGATTTGTTATTGGCCCGAGTAGTTTAAAATTAACTGGTTTTGCAATATGCACGTTTTTAAAATTAACTAATGGCTTTTGATTTTCAGTGCCAAAATTAATCTCCATCATGACGTTTCTATAATTATACTCGCCTTTATAGTTCATGACTGCATTTCCATTAAGATATATTCCTTTCAACATATCTAAACCATAAACCTTTTTGCCGTATTGATCTACTAATCCATAAATTGGGCCTTCACAAATCAAATCGACGCATTCATATATAGATATTGATTTCTTTAAATTTTGGTTATCAGGAGGCGGAACAAGAGCAGGTACAGGAGGTTTACTTCCTCCAGCTCCTTTTATAAATCTTAATGGGTTTAATATTTTCATCTTATTTATCTTTTCTTATGGGCGGATCATTATAAGATAACGTTGGATCTATTGCTCCTCTTGCAGATGTATTTGCAAGTGTTTCGTTAAATGTTATAGAAATTTTTACTGGCGCTGATTTTAATTCCAAAGCTCCTATTTTTGCAGAGCATTGCCATTGAGAATTATATACAGAAAGTCCTGATTTTGAAGCTTGTGGTCTTTGAGATACAAATCTAACCAACCGATTAGAAGTAGCAGAAGTTTGTTGCGCGTAACTTAATAAATCTTCAAAAACAAAACCGCCACTACCAGTTACTGATGTTGCTGTTTTAAAAAACACTGTTCCAACTGAAGAAGATGAAGCACCAACAGCTGTCCAGTTTGTTGTACCAGAAGTAATAATCTTATATTTTCTTCCAAACTTCATAGCTGACGCTGCAATTGGCAATACTTTGCTTCTAAACTTCGCTGATTTAGAAACATTTAAATCATTTAAAACTGAATAAAATAATTTATCTTTTGCGATCAATGCGTAAGAAGAATAAGAGCCACCATCTAATTTTGATTTGCTATACAAACTAATACCATCGGAACCAACGCCATCTTGAAACCTTGCATATAAACGATGATAGCCAAGAGTAAGGGTAACTTCTTGAGTTGTTGAACTTAAATCATTTATTGCTGGAGGCGGAACTAACTGCATACCAAATCCGTGATTTCCGTAAAAAGAACTTGCGAGTTGGCCATCAAGATAAAGATCAGCAGCGTCATCTGAGTCTATTTTAAATGAATATTTATTGACTGGATATATCTTTCCATTTCCCAAAGAAGATGGCAGAGAAGCATTTTTGGTGAACGTCATGCCTAGTTCCGGCATTATTGGAGCGCCTCCAACTCCAGTTAATCCTAATTCAGCCCATTGTCCAGTATCGCCTATCTTTACAATTTCGTAAGTAACTCCTTCTTGCGCGTCATAAGAGTTAATGACTTTAGTTTTGTCCATTTCCACATACAAGTATCCATAAAACTCCATCGCATAATTATCTAAAGAGTTTCTATCAAGAGTTGATCTTGTTATTGTTCTTAGGTTAGTCATGTTCAGCTCTTGATCATAAACTCCCTGAACAGTATATGCTGGGAAATTATCAATTAGCGAATCAAAATCTGTTTTATTTTCTGGAGATGTTGATGGCCCAGCAACAACAGACCAAGCAGAAGCCCAATCGCCACCTAAAGCGCCCAATTCTGGAATAACTCCAGTATTAGCTTTTAATGCTTTATATGTTGACTGGAAAGCTGGAGCAGCTATCTCTGCCCAAAAAGAAGTATTGACTGCGTTATTTACTATAGGAAATGGCTGCGATTCTCTTATCGCATTTGCTGTTGAAGCAGCAGTGTATGTTTCCGTTGATGTCGCGCCTGAGATTACAAACTTAAATGTATTTGTAGCTACTTCTGTAATTGTTCTTGTTCCGTTTGCATAAACAGTTCCCGTTAAACCATCAACGACTACAACGTTGCCAACACTTAACCCATGAGAAGAGCTTGTTACCGTTACTGTATCTAAATTTCTTGTCGCAGCAGTAATTGGTTTTGGAGAATATCCTGATTCAGTAGCTACAAAATAACGCGTCACTACAGCTGTAGCGTTATTAGCTGCTGTATATGAGCCGTCTCCAGTTCCACTAGCTAAAACATAAGTAAAAGTGTTTGATGCTGGAGTAGATGTTATTGTTTTCGATCCATTTACATTTGGGCTTCCAGTTATTCCTGTTACCTCCACAATGTTTCCAGCCGCATATCCGTGATTTGTTTTCGTTGTTACCGTAACAGTCAAACTTGATATAGTCGCTCCAGAAATATAATTTGTGTGAAGGTATTTCGTAACTTCTTTCTTTACGAATTTGTACGATGAATCAAATGTTGGGAAGTTTAAATTAGCAAATTCTGTTGGACCCCATTTTATCAAAGTGTTAAGTGGGTATGTAACAAAGTAATTTGCGGAAGTATTGATTGCGTTTGTTGTCTTTGTCTTTAACTGAAATGGAATTGGATCATACGATCTATACGCCAAACCATTTTGAAACGCAAACGCTGTTTCTATTGCGATTGCACCTTTCTTTGTCGCGGACAATTCTTTCCAATCATAAACAATATCAGGATTGTAAGTAGATATATCAGGATTAGATACAACTTCTCCATTTGTTTTAACAACAACTTCAACTGGATCAGTAGCAACTTTTGCAGCTGAACTTGTAATAACATTAATATAGGAGTTTAATATATTAATACTTGAGAATGTTTCGCTTTCAGAGTCGTTTGCTGATTGGTTGGTAGAGAATCCATCGGCATTTAAATTATAAGGAGATGGAGCTTCATCTTCTGAAACCAATTCAGTATAATCATTGATTGGCTTATCAGCAGGAGTCATCAACTGTTTAATGTCTGTGGCTAATGGATAATGGTTGGTTGCCGCACTAATTTGCGATGATCCCACTAACAATCTTCCATATCCAACAGGAACAGCTTGTCCTTGAGATACGTTGCTAGGTTTGTTGCCAAAAAGATAAGATTTGCCGCCAGCAGCTACTTCCTGATTAAAGTCTGGTTTGGGTTGTGGGAACAACAAAGACATCGCTCCTTGAATAGCTAAAGATGCTCCTACGCTAGCAACAACAGATCCCAATGTACTTAATGTAGTTGTAGCTACGCCAGCTGCCGATACTGTAGTAGTTGTTAAGCCTAAACTTGCCGCTAAAGCAGGAGCAGCAGCACCAGCAGTTATAGCTACAAGAGCTATACCAGCAGCTAACATCAAAATACCTCCTGAATTGCTTCCAGCGCCCCAAACAACAGGGACAATGTGCATTTCCTTTGGAGTTTTTTGAACATCCAACTCTTTAGGATTACTTAATACTTCATCATCTATAACGATTCTGTATAAAACTCCTTTGATAGCTAATTTTTTAACAGTATTAGCAAAGTTTTTTTTATTAGCGTTGATAGCTGAAAATACTTCTTTTGGAGAACTAATGTTTAAATTAAAACATTCTCCAAATAAGTTACGCAACTCTCCATGTAAATATACGTTAGTCATAGTATTTTTTGAGCATTTCTATATACTCTTTATTTACATGAGGAACCTTGGGAACGATAAGATTAAATTTTTCTGTTTGTTTGCTGTAAATCAAGTAAGGAATACATGAGTTCTCGCAATTAAATCGGTCAAACTTCGACTCATCTTCTTCTGTCTTTGGATGAGTATGATAAATAGCAGCAAGCTTTCCGCTTTTGATTTGCTTGATAACTTCTAAAGGATGAATCTCAAATACGTCGTTTTCGTAAACAGCGATATTTTTTGCTGGTTCAGTTTTGATTTCGCCGTTTTCAATATAGACGAATCCGCAAACCTCAACACTAGATGTAGCTGCGTGATCAATAATAGATTTCATGGTTATTGTTGAGACATTCCGTATTCTTCTGTACCGGGGAATCCGCCAAAAGGCAGTCCATCTTGATTTCCAAATCTCAATTTGCAGCCTTTAATACTCTTGGAGCATTGGTCGGGAATCCAATATTCTTTATTGAAGTATGGATCTTTCGTGCTGCTAGATGTATGGTTTTTAGCGCAAACAAATACTTTATGAATCGGCTCCCAATTTGGAATTGCGTTAATATCAGATTTAGTTACTTTGATATTGTGATTTTCTCTATAAACATAATCGCCAACTTTGTAATTATAGTTAGAAATCCATTTGTCCCTGTTGACTAATAAACCAAAAGTTGATTCATTAATGCCTACATATCTAGAGATTGCGGAGTCTGTTCCAAATCTTTGAGTGCTTGTTAATGTTGAAGCCTCATCCGCATCGTAGTAGTACCTAGAAACAGGAACAACCGCCCATGACGTAGCTGCTGGCTGTTTATAGTAAATAGTCAAAGCGCCAGATCCACTTTGATTAAACCATCTGATTAAAAGTCTATGATAGCCTTCTTTTAAGAAAATAGTTCCGTCTTCTTGAGGAGCAGTTGTATTTTGTGGACCACTTCCATAATCTCCAGCAATTACGTCGCCGTCAATAAATAATTCAGCAGCATCATCAGGATCAACTCCAAGAGAGTAGCTTCCAGCTTGCCCTTTATCTACTTTGAAGTAACCGAGAAATTCAGTAAATACATAAGTATCGTTTGTCACTGTAACAGAACTAACGGCAGATTCAGAAGAGAATGTCGCTTGAGCAATTTTGGTAGTAAACTCAGAAGAATTTGCTGGAGAAGCTGGACTACCAGTAGTTGTGTAAACTCTTTTTAAAAGACCTGCTCTAAAATCAGTTGCAACAGAAAGTCTTAAATCGTTCTCGTCCGCAACAGGCGCGCCCATATAACGGCATCCGTTACCTCTATAATGAAAAGAACAATAACGAGACATTACAATTCTTTTTGGGAAATTTACTCCATCAAGTTCAAGCGGCGAAGCTAACTCAAATTCTACAACAGCTTTATTTTCACTAGAGCGTCTTAGAATAAAGAAAACTTGATCTTCTAAGCCCGCTTTTGGATCGGCGCTTCCATAAGGATTAGCTCCAAGTGGTTTAGCCGCTGTTGGCGAAAAGTTTTTATCGTCAAGAAATTTAACAAATGTGCGCTTTCTTACCACTTTTGCGCCAACTAAGTTGTTATATCTTCTGATTAAGTTAGATACGAAGAAGTCTTGATTAGAAACTGCTAATTTTGGTCTAGGAAGTGTTCCGTCGCCTTTACTCTCAAACCCAGAACTTTGAATTGGAAATGGCGCATACTCTTCACCTTGCCAATAAACCGAGCCTTCTATTCCATTAGTGCCGCCATGAATGTAAAGTTTCTCATCAGGAAAGTTAACGTAATCATAGTAAATGACAAAAAACTCTAACAGCGCGGATGGTTCCAGCGAGAATAGAGCAGTATTGACTTTATGATTAGAATCCCTTGACATTTCCTTTTACCTTTAGATTATATTACACCCATGAGTCAGAAAAACCATATAAAAATAGACTCTTTCAAAATAACTAGAATGTATTTAAACGACATTCCAGAAGTTCTAAAACTCGCCATATCAGCGCAATCCAAATTCGGAGTTACTTCGACAGTAGCTCCTTCTTTGTTTTTTAGGGAAATCGGCGCGATACTTCAAAAAAACGCCATCACTTCATTTGTTTTCAGAGACATGAAAGATAGAATTTTCGCCGCTTTCGTTATCTCTCCAATTACAACAGCATCGGCTGAGATTGCTCACGTTTTCGTTGACAGTCGAGTTATCCAAACTACAGAGATGCAGCAAGCGTTTAAAGACAAACTTGAAGAACTCAAATACAAAGAGATCGCCGCAAATGTAATGAAAAGCCGTAAAAGATACAGTATCTACGTTAAATTTTTAAATACTTACGGTTTCAATGAAATAGCAAATGACAATGATGCTTATTTAAAACTTATTTATAGAAAAAGTTAAAGCTAATGTAATAATCATATGATTATGAACAAAATTAAATTATTCATCGTTTCGTTAACTCTAGCTCTTTTGGCTACCAAAGCTCACGCTGGTATCCCATTTTATCTAGAGTCCAAGAATAACACTTCCGCGACCAACTGGAATACCCAAACATATTCCCATGAAGCTCGCGTTGGCGTGGCTTATCCTTGGGTTTATGCCGAAGTTGGCAAAGGTCGCCAATACGTCAACTCCTTTAACAAGGGCGAAAACATGGACACCTTTGAAGTTGGTACGAAGATCACCGTCAAAAAGGTTGATGTTAAGCTCAAGTTTGAAGGAAGCAACGGCAAGCGTTTAAATTCTAAATTGCCGTCAAAATTCCTTGACACAGGCGGCGAAGTCCGCATTAGATATAACTTCTAATGAAGTTTGATCGTCTCGTAAACCTAGCAAAAAACCTAATTATCTATGACGACACTGGAATCCGGTGTCGTCATTTTGCTTTTATACTGCACAAGAATCGTGTCGTTTCCATCGGAAGAAACTCAAATAAGTCTCATCCGATAAACAGAAAGTACGGTTACTTTGAAGGAAGCGGCATCCATGCCGAAGCGTGCGCCGTCATTAAATCTGGCAAGGTTGATCACTCAAAAAATACTTTAGTTACATTTCGTATTGACAGAAACGAAAAAATAGCTATGGGTAAACCTTGCAAACACTGCCAAAAGCTTTTGAGCGACGTAATTTTCAAAGAAATTTACTACTCAAATGAACAAGGCGAATTCACAAAATTTAATGAAAATCTTAATCATCGAAAGCACAAGCAAGAGAAAGCCGCTGTCAAATGAGTTTGACGATACTTCAATCGTTCATTGTCGTAACAGCTTGATTCTGGCCGAAGCCCTCGGCGCAGACTTATTGGATGGCGAATATAAATTGCCAGAAATCTTAGCGAACAAATACGACGTAATCATTTGTGCGTATGCCTCGCCGTATATGCCGCACGTTCCTTACCGCGAGATTCTGACGAAGAATCCAGACGCGAGATATGTTTGGCTCGTTAACGACCATGACATTGAAGATAATCAACTTCTTCGTTATGGAGTAATCAATCATGGATTAAAGTATGATATGATCTGCAATAATCCTCG